AGGTGTTACCAGTCGCAGCCACAAGCGTAATATCTTGGTAAGTATATCCGTTAATGACGTTAGACAACGCCACGTTAGATGTTACCAAGTTTGCTCCATCGTTGGATGTACCTATTGTGATATAGGTGTTAGCCAAAGATTGAACCGTTCCACCAGCAGAATTTGAGTTGCTGGCAACCGTAATACGACGAATGATTACGTTACCAGAACCCTGCATACCACCGCTGAGGATGGGCAGTGCAACGACAGCATTAGCAACCGCATTAGCAGGAGCTGTACCCAAGGCAATTCGAAAATTGCCAAAGGCATCCTGCGTATTTTGGCCTACAGCATCAGGATTAGCCATAATACAACTCCTTATTTGTTGTTGTATTGACCAGTTGCAGCCTGACCGTCGTTCACACCGTACAATGTCAACGTCTGAGTACCAGTTACAGCGTTTGCACGCACGTTCCAGCCGTCTGACATGATTGTGCCAGCAGTGTTGGAAGCGAGGTATGTAACCCAGTTGTTGACGTTTGAAGCGTAAGTATTGAGTTCAATAGTTACGTTGGTTGTGCCAGCAGGAATGATATACCAACCAGCAGGAACAAACTGAGCGCTAGAAACGCCAGCGTTCATTGCTGTAAGGTTGCCGATACCTACGCTTGAAACCGTTACAACTTCAAAATAAGCACCAGCAGTGTTGGTAGAGGCATTAGCGAGAAGGATTTTGTTTGAAGATAAAGACATCTGTCATCCTCCCTTAAATGTTCAAGTAATTGTAGCCAGTGACTTTGGTCATCGACTTAGGTTTGGTGGAAACAAGTTCTGCAATCGTCAGAACTGCGCCAACATAACCAACCTGCCAGTTAGGAAGGGTCGATTCAAAGCCAGTGAATACGAACTGACCAGCCTCATGAATGTAGAGGTTCAGGTAGTTTGTATTCAGGAAATACAGAGTACCTTCTGGGCAATAGGGATCAGGATAGATCGGAACGCCAGCAACCATCAGTGCCTTAAAGGCAGCCTGCGGGCCGTTAGCATCGCCGTCAAAGCCGTTACCAGGAGTGATAACGTACTGTTCCTGACCGACGAAATCTTGAGCCAAGAGCGTCCAAGTACCAAAGCCGCAAACGCCGAATGAAGGCACTTCTGCGCCCTTCTTCACCGTACCGGAGATGTACTGAAGCACGTTCTGACGGGTCGGGTTGACCGAACCAGCGGCATACTGACCAGACTGCCACCAGGTGTAGGTGGAGCGGTTGATGTTGCCGTAGGTTGCTGTACCAGTACCATTGTCAACAGCTGCGGGGAGACCCGTGAACTGCTGAGTGTTGGTTGTGTTGTTGTACAGCGAGTAGGCCATAGCGTCCATCATCACGTTGGTCGCGTCGTTCATACGAGCTTCGATCAACGGAATGATTGCATGGTCCTGCTGAACTGCGCCTTCCATTCCGAGGAAAGGAACAGGAGCAATCATCAGCTTCAGAGTAAATTCAGCGTTGTAAGCACCCTGCTGAACCGACGGCTGAGCGAACGAGCCGCTGTAGTCGGACCACTGAGCGTTAACGAACTGAGCACCCTGAACAGGCACTGTAACGGACGACACACCGCCCGTTGCGGTTTGAGAGTTTGCAATCAACGCAGCCATAAGCGGGGTACTGTTGTAAAGCTGTACCACCAGCTTGGGAATAAACGCACGGCGTGTAACGTACGTTAATTCTGTAAACTGCGACGAGCTTGCTGCTGGGATAATACCACCACCAATAGCCATCGAGATATACCTCTTAGTTTGTTAAGACCCCTAATTCAGTTCAAAGACCGATACGAGTTCCCTTGCGGAGATCTTGCATCGCCCTAGCCGCTTCATCACGAGCTGCACGTTGTGGGTTCTTCCAGAACTTTGACAGCGTGTCGCGGGCTGCCTCGTTCAGGACGCTCGGATTGTAAAACGCCTGACCAGTTGGCTCGGACGCTTTATTCATCCACTGCCAATAGTCCGCAGCGGTCTCGTGATTTTGTATGCCCTTTTCGAGCATGATCTTCTCGATCTTCTCAACGTCTTCGTCAGACTGAGCCTTACCTGACTTAATCAAAGCCTGACGACGCTTTTCAAGCGTTTCCAGAGCTTCCTTTTCCATCAACTTGGCCTGCAACTCTTCAATACGAGCGTTGTTCTGCTGTTGACGGGCTTCAAACTTGTCTTCAAGCTCGATTGTGTCAATCGTAATGTCTGGTTTGACTTTCTTGGTCATACGCAGAAAATCATTACGAGTAGCAGGATTTTCAGCCAACTGACGGGCAATGAGAGCTAACTCATCGCGGGCTTCAGGTGAAAGATCTTCTAAAGATGACATGATTAGACCCCTAATAAAATTAGATTACTTTTTTACCATCGCCAGGAGGCTTAATGGTGAACTGGTTTTTCGCACCGATCTTTGCGGGACCAGAAAGGCCACCCAAACGATCATAACGAGGAGTATTTACAATCTGACCATTGTTTTGTTTGTCAGTGGTCGGATTGCGAGGCGACCCTACGCCGCGAGGCTTAAAGAGATCCATAGCTTATCCTTTACATTGTCATAGGTGCGCCCCCTGCGGGGGGAGTGGGAGGACCGGCAGGAGGCGCTGGGGGAGGAGTTTGCCCCATCAAACCGAGATTCGGAGGAGATCCGGCAATCATTCGAGAGCCAGGTGTTCCACCGCCAGCTTGTGGGAGGTTTTGAAGTAGCTGCAAAATTTCGGCGTTTTGAAGTTCGCCTGTCTTCTGCTTTTTTGGGCCAAGGAGTCCGGTCAACGCTGACAATGCGGACATCAACTTCTTGCCTTCAGGGGTTTCACTGCCAACAGCAGGAAGAGCTTGTTCAATAAGGTCCAGCGCCATTGATACGTTAATCATGGCTGCTTCTTTCTGACCTGCTTTAGGTTCCGGTGTAGACATCGGATCGGTCATAGGCGTAGAAATATCAGGTGACGGAGCACCAGGTGCCATTGCGCCACCGTCTTGGCCTGGTTGTCCCTGCGACATCAATGCCATCAATTCCTGTTCATTTGCCATCTCAAAATCCCAAAGTAAAAAAATCGTGGGAGAATATGTTTGGACTTCCCTCTCCCACAGGGGAAATTGCTAACAACGGGTCTGACCCGTGTATTAGTTAGCGCTTTGCTTTACGACCCTTGCGACGCATGGACGCCTCCTGTGTTTGAGTTGCAATTATTGTCATTAGCGACGAGAACGACGCTTAGACCTTTTCACTGACTTGTACATCAGTAACTCCTGAGTTTGGATCTAGAACCACGAGCCTTACGGGGGTTCATAGATTTAATGTTGGTAATCTTGTAGGAAATACTAGCAGGCTTTTCACTTCTTGACAATGAGGACTGTTTAGCCCTCGGCTGGTTACTTGGTTTTGTCAAACGTGACTTTGCCATTACGCGACTGCTTTCGGTTTAGCAGGCTGCTTTTGCTCTGGAGGCTGGGCAGCCGCTTTGGATTCCATCTTTTTGAGACGGTCTTTGAGCAATTGTTTCATAGGTGGGTCTAACAAGTCAATAAGGCTTTCTTTGTCAATTGCTTGCGCTTTGAACAGGTTGAAGGCCAATTGACGCAGATCTTCCATAAAGATCGGGCTATTCGAGTGAGCGTCGACTTTTACCACATAATCACGAGTAAACTGCTCAGGAATAAACTTAACATCATTAGAATCAGTAAGGTGAGTGTCGTTGTAAGCCTGAAGTAGCTTGAGATAGAGTGTAGACATCTTCTCAAGGCTGTCTTCAACCATGAGCGCCCGTTTCTTTGCACGGCTCGATCCCAACCGTGCTAATTGCGATGCGTGACCCGCAGAGCGCACACCACTTTCGCCACGCCCAGACAGGACGTTGCTGATACCAGAAGCCTCTTCAAACATAGAGTCAATTTCTTTAAGCTGGGCATAAAGATCCTGCGGGATGTTAGGAGCCAGCTTTTCAACTTTAGTTTGAGGCATGTCTGTCATAAACAGGCCGCCAGCACGGTTTAGGGCAAAGTCTTTTTCGTCGATAATGCCAGAAAAACCAGTCAAAGCGGTCGGCGGGGAGACTTGCTTGGACAGCAGGTCAAGGATCTCAGACATGCGGCGATTACGCATATCTTGCAGCACAACCAGTTTCTGAACTTCAGGTTGTCCCCAGAAATAATCATATTGAGGAGTCGGGCAGATCTGAATGATTGGCAGTTCGCCACGGATAAACATCTGCTCAAGCGGACGGTCATAAACGATTACATCTGGAGCGGCACGAGTAACAATCTGATAATCTTTGATCTCATCATTCCAGATGTAAAGATCGGTCATTTCAATGGTATCTTCGCCAATCTTGGCCTTGAAACGGTTAGGTGCGCTCAGGTTAAGATTGACGTTACCGTACATGACAGGATTCACTTGGCTTGTCACAAGCCGTTGGATTCCTTCAGGAATAATTGACGGCGTGTATTGTGCCGCAGTAACGCGATCAACAATGCTCTGCCGCTTAGGATGCGAGTAAAGCCGATCAAACAAATCGGACTTGGTCATGTAGTATGTGTGGGTGATTGCCTGCTGGCGATCAAGGGTCGATACGTCTTCACGCAAAACGCCAATCGAGCCTGGGTCCAGAACGTAAGGGTAAATCGATTTCTCACGGACAACCAGCTTTACAAAGCAGGAGCCGTAACACAGCGACCAAGTAAGAGCTTCCGTAAACACTTTATCGGCATTGGAGTTATTCCATTCATCGTGCAAGAGCTGGCTCAAAGCCGGAATCTTAGAGTGCTCGCCAGGATGAACTGCCGCACCTAGTGCTATATTAAAGCGCGTCGTTTCTGACGAATAAAGGAAGCTAACCAATTGATCTATATGAGAATAAATCTTGTTGTAAGCTGCCGGAGAATCTTCAGGTGACGCGCCGAACAAATACCAAGAGCGATAGGAAGCATAATCTGATCGGCGGTCATCAAGCGATACCTTGCACTTGTTAATCAAGTCTAGGTAGAAGAACTCACGCTCACCATGATTCTCAGGTATTCTCATTTCGCGTCCTTGAGACTCAGCCCTTGATGGTCGTTAATAACAGAACTTGGCTTCGGTCCGGTAAAGTTCTCGCCCTTGACGTTAAACCCGACTGGTTCACCACGGACGGACTTTATCGCATTTCCGCTCATAAGGGAAGGCATACTTAAATTTCCGCCGCCGCCCCACATTACTCCGCCCTCGGCAGCTTCCTTACCTTTGGCAGTTTCGGCCACAAACTCTTGTTCTTGCTTAGAAACTTCCTTGTTTTTGCGGGTGTAGTAGCCTGACTGGTGCTCACCTTCACGGGTAGACTTGATGTTGGTCATGCCAAACTGATTAGCCAAACCCTTGAGGGAACTGTCGGCCCGCTTGGTCCGGTCAGACTTGATGGAGAAGGGCTTAATGAACACTTGCTTGGGAATTGCGTCGCAATGCTCGCATTTCTGCTCCCACGCATCAAAATACCCATGTTCTTCACACTTGTAAGACTTCAAGACTGCCATTTTGTACCCCTTTTAAGTTGCTCATCGAAAGTTTCATCTGAATAGTCATTGGCGTTTTTCAGGCCCAATTTAAGCCTGATTTTCCCATTTTGAACCCTCAAACCCGTATTTCTAACGATTTTGGGCTTATTTTCTTTGTTATAATGGATAAAGCGGGAATTGTCTTTATTCCGCATAATTTCGACTTCACCAGCCTCAATACGCCGCATAGCGTAGGAAACACGGATCTGAATCATCTCTGTCAGGGGATGTTTCTTGTTTACAAAGACATCTTTAAGATGGCCCTCGGATAAACCCGTCATTTCAGCCAAGAAGTGCCAAGAGATCACCCGCTTGGGATCTTTATGGAACCGATCCATCAGGCGATAGAGTTCACCTTTGGGGAAGATCTTTGGGTCCATAACCGATATTCCGCAGATAGGTTGATACGTTACGGGAGACAGAAAGCTCTTCAGGAGTGCGGTCTTGGATCTTATGGGCCATGTCTCTTGTGATGCGCCGCACGATCATTTGATTCTGAACTTGCTCGGCAAAAGCTACGACCGCTAACGCCGTTGCCATGACTCGGTCGTCCTTGCCCCGACCAGGGGCAGAAATCGTCCCGTTATTTCGGACGATGGTTTTCATCTCGTCAAGGAGTTCTGTCGAGTGGATGTTCATCATCCGGCGCTCAAAGTAGTCCTTCGTGTAGTTCATCATGCGCTCTTTGGACGGGCCAGTTGTCACCCAGCCGATAGAGTTGGTCAGACCGCCAAGGGTATCGTTCTTTCTCCAGATGTAGTTCTTCATGCTGGAGAGCACGTTCATTAAGTCTTTGCCCATCTGGCTTGTTTCGGGAACCGACCCGATGGCAGTAGCTTGGCGCTTGAGGTTTGTGAGTTCTTGGATGACTGCTTGTCCTGGTCCGTTAACTTCCAGATTGAGAGTGGAGTTCTTGTACGCGCCAGCAAGGTGAGCGATGACCCATGCAAACTGATAAGTGTTAAGTTCGGACGTTGCAAATTCAGCCACTTGGTCCAGACCGTCAGCGTAGCAACGATACACCTGGATACAAAAACGATCTGCCCAGTCTGACGAACCGTATGCAGGATCTGCACCAATGACGTAGACGGCGGTGTCGATTGGTTCTTCCCAAACCTTGAGGGTACAGACTTTCTCCGAAGACTTGATGACTTCCGTATCTTGGAAGTAGTTTCCAAACATATATCGGTAACAATCGGGCTGCTTCTTACGCGCATCTTTCATAGCCTCCGTGCAGCGGCTGTTTGAGAAGAAGTTAGTGCCAGTCATGATAAAGGCATAGTCTTCTGTCGGCGGGAACTCTTGATACATCAGCGCATCGTCCTTGATGCCCTCGATCATCTTCCAGCGCCACCAAGCAATCTGCCGCGAGTTGATCTCAACGCCGTAGAGCTTCTTGATTTCCTTGACCCACTCTTTCTCTTCAGGAGATAGCTTGCCGTCCCAGTAGGTTTTGTAAACGGAACCTTCAGGATCTGCGGAATATAGTTCGTTTCGCCACCAGCCGCAGAAAATTGCCTTCTGGGTTCTAGCTTTCTTGGCAGTCGCATACATGTCGTGAAACATGTTGAAGCCACGCGCTGTACTCTCAAACATATACAGGCGCAAAGGATTGGTCTCGGCAAGGGAAGCCAGCAGCGACGCCAAGCCTTCCTCGTCGCCCCACGAGCTAGTCTCAGTACCGTGAAGGTAGGTAATCGCTTTACCGCGCCCCAAAGACCCCTTGGCCCGCAAGCCTGCCACTTGGTAGAACAAACGGCTGCGGTTCTTCAGCGTCAACGAGTTACGGTTATGCGTGATCTCAGGAATTTTATACTGCTTGGGCAGGCCAGACATATACATGGCAAGCGTTTGCCGGAACATGTCACGGTTTTCTTCCGTGTCTGTCGTCAGAGTTCCTTGAAGACCAGGATGTATAAAATGCCAGTACAGATCAAGAGCAAGAGAGATAGTTGTAATTCCAAGTTGCCGCCCCTTCAAAATAACAAAGAAGTGCTTGTCTTCTTCCAGACCTTGCGCGATCTCGTTCATCACATAGGTCTGAGTGCCGAGCAAATTGCCCATCTTCTTTAGGCCATGCTCTTTCGTTTCAATACTTAACTCAGCGCAGAACTTGTAAAACGCCTGAAGGTCAAACTTCATAGCTTTGCACTTTCATACCAGCCGCCAGTGGAAAAATGTCCTGTGACAATCTTATCACACACGTCTACGAAAGTATTGATCGCATTGTTTGTGCGACCCTGAAACATGTGAAACACCCCACCGCTATAGTAAGTGCCGCGCCCAAAAAATCCATAATTGCCCAAAGCCCATCGTCCCTCATCGGCAGGATATAGGTAGTGAGTAGGATATATGCAGCGAATAGGCAGACCCAATTTCTCAGCAGTTCTGGTAAAGAATTGTGCCGTGTCAGAATCAGGCTGTTCAGAAAAGGTAACGCCCACTTTCTTCCAAGCATCACGGTGAACCATAAGAAAAGGCGGGCCAGCATAAATGTGACGAGGATCAAGGTGGTTAGCACTTTGAGCAATGCCAAGAACCCCCCGATTCTCTTTCGTCCAGCGATACGTCCTAGCCATAATTGTCTCACAGGTCGGAACGCAGTCGATCTCCAGAAAACAAACAACCTCCGCACCCGTCTCAAATTCATCTTTGCAAACCTTGTCCATCCACGCGCCATGCGGCATGTGAATCCGATAATAACAAGCACTCAGACCAAAATGCTTAATTACACTCTCATGTGCGTTAATTACCCTCGTATCAACGTCAGGCCAAGCCAGTGTGTGAACTCTCATGTGAACCCCTCTATTGGTGCGCTTGGAAGGTTTCGAACCTCCAACCTTCGGTTTCGTAGACCGACGCTCTATCCAGTTGAGCTACAAGCGCGTCACATATAAATAACTATCAGAACAACAATATGCAACAAATAATTTAACAAATTAAAGTTTGTGTCATTTTACCTACACAGAAAAAAAGTTTATATTGCAAACCCTTAATTGCCTAAGGATTTTAAAATGTCTTCCAGACCTGTTCCTGATGAACATCTCATTCACGTCATAAATGTTTACAACAAAACAGGCTCGGCAAGGGCCACTGGCTTCCAACTCAATATACCAAGATCTACAATCAGACAGCAACTTGGCAAAGCCAAAGAGTTTTTCCCTCATCTATTCGATCAAAAACACCAACAATTAGAACCAACTGAATGGGTTGTACCACCGATCTACTCACCAGAAAAAGACATTAAAACAGTTCTTGTTGGCGGTGATGCCCACATCTGGCCTGGCGAGCCAACCATTATGTGGAAAGCCTTTGCCAAGGTAGCCAAGCAACTCAAGCCAGACTGCATCGTCCTTAACGGCGACATTCTCGACGGCGCTAGAGTTTCCCGTCACGGTAGACCTCTCGGCTCCAAAGCACCCAAGATCTCTCAAGAAGTTGAAGCCGTCAGAGAGCATCTTAAAATGCTCCCCCTCTCCGCACATAAAATCTGGACGATGGGCAACCACGACATCCGTGTAGATAACTATCTAGCCTCAGCAGCCCCAGAGCTAGAGGACTACGCAGGCCGCATCAAAGACCGTTTCCCAGAATGGGAATTTTGCTGGGCAGCCGTCATCAACGAAGTCGAGATCCGGCACCGCTTCCGTGGTGGTATCCACACCGCATGGAACAACGCCCTGCACTCAGGCATCAACATTGTCACATCCCATACCCACCATCTCCAGCTCACAGCCGTCAGGAACCGTCGTGGCTCGCATTATGGTATCGAGTGCGGAATGTTAGCAGATCCGTGGGGACCGCAGTTCGAATACACAGAAGGTGCTCCAAACAGGCAATGCGCTGGCTTCGTTTTCCTAACATTTGACGAAGAAAACAATCTCATGCCACCAGAGTTCTGCGAGATGATCCGTGGCCGACCAGCCTTCCGTAACAAATATGTATTCTAATATTCATATAATAAATATATCTTAGGAACCGTCTACAAACCCTCCAAAGGAGATTACTATGGCTCTCGTAATTGGTACTGCTGTTCTCTCGCAATCTGACGACGGTGTGGATGAAGTAACCTTCCAGCCATCAGCCGACTTCATGGAAATGTCACTGATCGAGCGTCTTGGCGCTGCATACCTCCTCGTCTCAGAAATCTATGATCTCATTGACTATGAAGACGACATCGACCCAGAAGATGAAGATCTGGAAGACGATGAAGACGAAGATGACGACTGGTCGGAAGAAGAATACGCCTAAAACTAAAGGGGGAGAAATCCCCCTCACACCTCAGCCGACCAAACGTCTTCCATCAATCTACGCAACTTCTCAACTTCCTTATGCCGACCACGGTAATAAGCACGGTCCTCGCAAGTCACCCAGCTCTGAGCTAAACGCTTGCAACTCTCCATACTAATCACAGCACCGTCACCCGACATCATCTCAAAGATCTGAGAGGTCAAGATATTGATCCTCCGATCTATCGGCTTGTCAAAGTCTAACATCAACTAACCCTCCAAACACGCAACCCACCTTCATCCCGACGGGTCACAAACTTCCAGCCAGTCTCCTTCGTAAAACGCCACATCAGCGTCCTAACCGTCTGGCAAACACCCAAATCACCCTCAACGTAAAACGAATCGCCAGGATCCATCTGTGCAAATGGATACTGATGCTTCCGCGCACGCTTCAGAAACTTGTTAACCGGAATATGTTTATCAATCTGTATAACCATACAACACCATATAACCGATTAAATAAAAACAACCAAGAAATTTTTTTGGGGTGAACAAGGTGGGGTGCACGCCCACACCGCCCCCCTTGGCCCAACGCATCCCGTTTAGCCGTCCTATCCGTATATAATCATATCATCACATACCATCACTAATCATCATGTATTTATATTAATATAAAACAGGATCTAGAGGCTTCAAAGCATCCAAGCCCATGTTAAGCATGGTCATCACAGGGCGACCCTAATTCACATTTGACGGCGCACGGGGAGAGTAAATCACATAAACCTTCTGTGAATTAACCTGCTGGTATATTTAACACACATATTATGTAAATAAGTATTCTTACCTATATAATATTATCTTGATCATAATCATATAATGATATAGATTATAGACATGATCAATAATGATCATATATATATAAATATATAGGAGAACACTATGCAACCACAAATCATTTATACTCGTTGGATCGAGATCGACGGCACAAACGGCATCACATTTGTTCCTTTTGATGTTGTCTACTCAAATCCTAATCTTCGCACGATGCAACCATCTGTTTCTGACGTGCAACCATTTTATGATGGCAAAGTATGGGAAACTAGCATTGTCGATGGCTATGGTGCTCGTTTGTCAATGCCTGGCTATCTCGATTGCACAGAGTGGACAGTCTTTGCAACAAAAGAGGCTGCTGAGCAGTTTCTTGTCGATGCTTATGACGTAGAGGCTGCATAACATGAAACATACAGAAACCATCCTCGACAGTCTCTTCGCCACGCTTGGTCTCATCATCTGGTGCTATCTTTGCTACTGGTGCATGGTAGTCTTTGGTTAATATATATAATATATACAGAGGGAAAACACTGTTATGACAAAAACATATAATGTTGCTGACTATGCAATGCACACTGGTAAAATCATGGTTATCATTGTTGATCGCCTTTCTTGGTCACCAGATTGGCTTTGGGTTAGTTTTGTTCAAAAAAACGGCGATCACAACGGTTTAATTCGTTTTGTTCGTAAATCAGAATTATCAAATTATCGCACAGCAGAATTGCTGGCGTAAAGAAGGGGATTAAAATGACAAAATCATGGGTAATTGTTGAAATAGCTACAGGCAAGGCAGTGTTTGAGACGTTTAACGAGAAGCTAACCAAGAAGATCAACTTAGATAAATACAAAGTTGTTCCTATATTAGAATATTTATATGCTCTTAATGATAGCATTAAGAAACAAACAATATAACGATCGAGAAGGGGTCACTACAATGAACGGTTGGTCAAATATAGAAACATATATGGTTTATACAGATCATATTGAGGGACTTGGCTTAGCAGATATGGGGTGGGAAGGTCTCACCATAGGGGAAACTGCTGAGGTCTTGCGCTGCTATGTCCTAGCTTGGTTGGATATGACAACAGAGGATGGTCATGCGAAGGTGTATGCACAGAAATTCGTTCAATGTGCTGATTATGAGCAAATAGCGCATATCATGCTGTCTGAACAAGCGTCACAAGTAGCATAATGGGGGATAAAATGACATTGGATGAAGCACTCGTAAACGTCTCACATGCACAAAGCACAAGTGAATATCACTACGGCAAGCAAGATGTGCTGTGGGAAAAAGCTGCCAGCATTGCGACATTGAAGCTCAACAGGGTGGTCTCGGTTTCCGAGGCTATCCAGATGCACTTGGCATTGTTGGAGGCTAAGGTTTCTGTGAAGCCTAGCAATATCAATAACATGCTAGAGATCATGGGACTTTACGGTCTCTTGTCTGGAACAGTTGAGCAGGTCAAAGTTGAGGATGAGACGCTCGCCAAGATCGAGCACGACCTGATGCAATCCCTCGCACCACCAGAGGATGATCATGCATAAGGATGACATTCGAGACTGGATAGCCTTGTTCATCTTTTACTCAAGCTTGGCAATGCTGTTATCCATCACGCTTTGCGGTTGCAGCACGTCGCGCATGGGTGTATAACAAACAGATCAGCCTCTTGCTGGTGTTTTCCTCCCTGACTTGGCCTCCATGATCCGCTCTGGAGGTCTTTTTTTGTCTCGCGGGTAGGGTAGTAGCTCCCCACCCCCACGAAAGCCGCTGGAGAGCCGTTTCTGTGCGTTTATGAGGCTCTCTGGTGTTTAAGGAAGCTTAAGAATATCTTTTCGATGTTCTTGTCATCGAATTGAATATCCTTAGACCTTGCCCATTTCCTAAAACCAGAGGCCACAAAGTCTGGATCTATGTTCTTGCCAGTTGCCCTGACCTTGTCAGCCCAATGACTATAAGCAATCGTTCCATCCAAAGGAAAGATTATGCTCTGTTTTGTTTCTGTTTCTGTATCTGCTTCTGTATCTGTATCTGGCACTGTTTCATTCACCGTTTCTGGAGCGTTTCTGCAGCGTTCCCTGAAACGCTTCACTCGTTCAGTAGAAGTGTCTGATTTATATTGCCTTTTGTCCCAACCATGAGGCTTTAGCTTCTTGTCTCCGTCTATCAATCCAGCTGATTTCAAAGTGTCTATTTCAGTTTTGCAAACCAGTGCTGGCAGACGTAGTTGGAAAGCCAAATCGTCAAGGCTAGGCAGAACGCCACCATGCTTGCTCGCGATGCAAAGCAGGTTGATCCAGAGCTTGAACGTCTCACCGCTCAGCCTCTGCACCTTTGGATCGTTCAGAACGTCATCGTAAAGCCTGAACCACCGCATGGCTTACCCCTGTGCGTTAAGACGCTCCACAGCTTCCTGCTCAGCTTGTGCAAACTGGTCGTCTTGCTGCAATTTAATAAAATGCAAGCCAGCTTTCATCAAAAGCCTAATAGCCTCAACGTCAGATTTGATGCGGTTGTCGAAACGGAAATCCTCGATTTCAGTCCACAGTGTCTCAGGAAAAAGCATAGATTTTCTAACAAGTTGATCGGACATTTTAGTCTCCATGTTTAAGTTAAGGTGACTAATTTTTAGCACAAGTAAAATAATTTATCAACTTGGTTGACAGGTCTAATAATATAATATATTAAGATAGTCCTAGAGGGTCGCTACTATGAAAAAAGAAGTTGAACAAAATCTACAGCACTTGAGCAATATGCACACAGTGCTAGAGCAAGCAAAGCACGGGCTTTATGCGTTACATCCGCATTTGCTGCCTCGTGAGGTGGTTGGGGTTTTTGCTGATACTCTGCATGGTCTGCACCTTCTGCAAGTTGATATTCAATCAGCCGCTTTTGATATTAAAAACGGCAAAGCAGTAGGAGAGGCATAACATGGCAAGTGGTGGACATATTATCGGAGAAGGCTTTGCGCCAGAAGAACGGCAAAGTGCGTGGTGGGCAACGGATTCGAGGCGAGCAGTTTCGGGTCAGCTCCTTGACGTGCTGCTGGAGAAGCGGGGCGAAAAAGAACGCGCTAATCTATCAGGCATCGAAGCGGTGCAGATGGGGTTATTTCTGGAAAGCGCAATCGGGAAGCTATGGGAAGAGTCAACTGGAATATCAGTTCGTGATCTTGACGTAGCAGGCACACACTCGACCGAGCCTTGGCTTCGCGCACATGGTGACTTCTGGACAGGCGACAAGGGTCTGCTGGAGGTTAAGAACTTTGGCGATCACCAGTTCAAAAAATACCCAGATATGGACGACCACTGGACGAAGCTGCCTGAGCAAGACATTGTGCAGTGCATCCATGAGGCGACAGTTTTTGACGTGCCTCACATTTACTTTGCCGTGCTGTTCGGTGGTCAGCGGTTCCGTTGGTGGCGCATTGATGTTACAGATGAGATGAAGGCAGACTTCATCCAACGCGCTGCTGGCTGGTGGGCTATGCACAAGACAGGTCAGCTGCCAAGCCCAGAGACGGTTGAGCAGGCTCAGAGCATCTATCGCAAGGACGATGGCTCAAGCATCGTTGCTACCAAGGTGATCGAGGAATACTGCGAAGCCTTGAAGGACATTAAGGTCAGGATCAAAGAGCTTGAGAACAAGGAAAAGATCGCTCAGGCTCGATTGATGTCCTACATGGCTGACAAGGCAGAGCTGGTCAACGTCGCTGGTGATATTCTGGTCACATGGAAGACAGCCAAGCCTAGCAAACGGTTCAACGCCAAGCGTTTTGAGCAGGAAAATCCTAAACTTTACGAGCAATACAAGGATGAAACTGCAGGATCACGGAGGTTTTTAGTAAAATGACACAGATGACAGAGGTTCCAATTCAGACAGCAGATTTTCTTTTGGGGCGTATGATCGCTACAGCAGAAATCAATAAACAACTGAACGAAAAGATACATGAATTGAAAAAAAGGATTGATGTTCAAGCTGATCTTATCCAGCGATACGAACGCAACAAAGATTTGCTTGAAACTCAAATCAACGATTTGAGATCCTCTAACCGGAAAAGGGCAAAAAAATGATGAAGACAGAAGTTCGGTTATTTAATGAAAAACATTCTATGCTGACGTTCTGTGACAACGGTGATGACACCATCACTGTGATTGTAACAAACAGCAATCAGTCATCAGCAGCCACATTCCCTTTGAAAGACATTATGGATTTTATTTCAAAGGTTTACGACATTGAGTTAACAAAAGAGGAAGTTGAAGATGCCGAAGAAACCTCATCTAATTGATCTTGAAAGTGGATACACAACTGATGATGGTCATTGGGTTCGCATTTATGCGATTGATGGGCATGGTAAATATTCAGTTCATGGTGCTTTGGAAATTTATAAAGACTGTGTCAGCACTAATAAGTGGAAATTACAATCTTGGACAGAAACAGGAATTAACAGAAACAAAAATTACAATTTAGTAAAAATGAATAGGAAATAACCATGACATCTTTGGTTCCAATGAATGACATGAAGTCTATGGCGCAAGCCATTGTTAAGTCAGGGTTTTATGGGTTTAAGTCTGAGGATCAGGTCATGGCTATCATGGCTGTGGCTCAGGCAGAGAATAAGCACCCAGCAACGGTTGTGCAGGAATACGACATCATTCAGGGTCGTCCTGCGCTTAAGTCTCAGGCCATTCTTGCCCGCTTTCAGCTTGCTGGTGGCAAGGTTGAGTATGGTGCTTATACTGATGACAAGGTGGAGATGACGTTCTCTCACCCCGCTGGTGGCACTCTGACGCTTGCATGGACGCTTAAGCAGGCACACGACATCGGGCTTGCCAAAAAGGACAACTGGAAGAATTACCCTAGGGCTATGCTGGCTGCGCGGGTCATCTCTGAAGGTGTGCGGCGTGTTTATCCTGCTTGCATCCTTGGTCACTATGCGGTCGAGGAGGTCATGGACTTTGACAAGTCTTACAAAGAACCTGTGCAGATCGCTCACATGGAGCTGGTTGAGGAGATTGAAGAAGATCACACTGGCAAGCTGCCTCTCTACATCCCAGACGGAAGCGGTGATCGCAAGGTGCATATGTGGGTCGAAGAAGACCGTTGGCCCGATGCTTACATGGAGCTGACCGAGCGGATCTCGGACTCTAAAAAACTTACAGACGATGAGAAGACTGATCGCCTGAAGCAACTATCTAGCGTCAATAAAGATATTATGGAGAAAATGTAATGGCTAAAAAACCAGGTTACGGGTCACTGCGCGTAAACGACAAGAAATTAGCACCCTCTCACCCAGATTTTACTGGTGGTGTTATTCTTTTAGAAGACGTTAAGGCAGGTGAAGAAGTGAAGCTAAGTGCTTGGCATAATGATTATAAAGGCATCAATCTTAAGCACAACACTTGGAAGCCAGACGGTCAGGCAAAGCAAGAATATCCACGCCCAGTCAGCCGTGATGACAATGAGGTTCCCTTTTAATGGGTAAAATGCAACGCAATAAGGGTCACCAGTTCGAGCGCGATATAGTCAATGAACTCAAGCGCATGGGCTATGACGCTGCTCGAAACTTAAACCAAACTCGTGACAGCGGCGGGGACATTAACCTCGCTCGCTGGCTTATTGAATGTAAAAGATACGCCACCATCGGGCGTGTCTACGGCTGGCTAGATCAAGCCATTGTGGCTGCGTCTGGCATACAGAAACCAATCGTCATAGCTAAAGCAGACCGTGAAGAAGAGATTGTCATCATGCGTCTGTCAGATTTTTGGGAGCTGATGAATGTTTATGAAAGCCAAGCTAAAAATACAAAGGTTTATAAGGGACTTGAGAAAGCCCCGCCCTCTATCTGAGCGAGAGGTTTTAATCCTTCAACTTAAAGAGGCACAAAAGAAACACAAGAGAACGAAACACATACAAACCAAGTTAAAAGCAATAACTCATATTCAACTAAAGCAGCATATAGCGAGGGTCACATGACACTAGAAGAGCAGAACCGACTGATTAAGGTTGCCAACTTTTTGCGTTACATCTCTGACGTAATGTTTAAAGCATCCGTTGAAGCAAAAATTACACGCGGCAGAGGTCGCCCACCCAAGGAAGAAAAGGTGGTTAAGAGGGGTCGTGGTCGTCCACGCAAGGTGCTGTGATGAACAAGCGCAGGTTTGTCACCTCTGCCATCTGGCCTGATGAGCACAGAAAAATTTTATTGGAAATGCACGAGAAAGGTGCAACCATACTTGATATTGCTATCAAGTTAAATAGAACTAAAAACTCTATCATAGGTTACATACACAGAGCTGGGCTATCGAACTCCAGGCCTAAGAAGCCTGCACAGAGAGTGCCACGCAAGCCACAGGTCATAGAAACAAAACCTGTCAAGCAACTGTTTGTGCAGCCTATTGTAGAAGTAAAGCCTCCTCAACAAACGACTGGCGTTCTTTTTGTATATACAAATAATCGTCAGTGTAAGTGGGTCGAGGGGGAACCAGTAGGTGAAAATACACGGGTCTGCGGCAAACGAACAATGTTTGGGAAAAGCTGGTGTCCTGAACATTTTACGCTAGTTTATAACAAACAACCTGTTTTTGATATGAGGGGTCAGCTACGACATGGCTAAAATATTTATTGCTACACCTTGTTATGGCGGTAACTGTAATGCAATGTTCATGACAAGTATTCTTAACCTGCAAAATGTTTTTGCTCAGGCAGGGCATCAGGCAATGGTTAGCGTACTTGTGAACGAAAGCCTTATCACTCGTGGACGTAATGCTCTTGTCCACCAGTTCCTAAAGACAGATGCGGACTATCTCTTCTTCATTGACTCGGACATTCAGTTCTTTGCCGAGCAAGTCATACCTATGATTGACGCTGACAAAGAGATCATTTGTGGCATTTATCCGAAGAAAGAAATCAACTGGCAGCAAGTAGCCAAAGGGGTTAAAAATGGAGAAGACCCTAACAATCTTAAGCATTATACTGGCTCTTGGGTACTTAACCTTATTGACTATGCTGGCAGTGTCACTGTTCCAGTGGGTGAGCCTCTAGAGATCTGGGCAGGTGGCACTGGCTTTATGCTCATCAGGCGTGTAGTATTTGATGAGTTAATTGAGAAAACACCTAGCTATATCAATGACGTAGTGGATCTTTCTCAAGTAGATGCTCCTCGTGAACGTATTTACCAGTTCTTTACAGAGAGCATTGAGCCTGGCACAGAGCGTTTGCTGTCAGAGGATTATCACTTCTGCCGTCAGTGGCGCTTGCATGGCGGTAAGGTTTACGCAGCACCTTGGGTGCAATTGTCTCACCACGGCACTTATGCCTTTGATGGAAAGTTGATGTGATGGATAGAGAAACCTTTAAGTTTTTACTTCTATCCAGCACTAACATGTATTCAGTGCAGCACATCCTGCACTCGTATAATTACTTAGTACGCAAGATTAAGCGTTAACCATATCAAGAGCGCGTTTTTGTACATCAGAGACGCGCTTTTGCCAGCCTTTGCCAAACGTATCCCAGGTGTTGAGCTGTTTTAAAAACTGAAGACGCTCTGAACACAAACGTGTAATGCAATCACTGGGATCTAAATTTGCAAGCTGCTGCACAGTGCGATCACCCATCATGCCATCAGCAGGAACTCTGGCAATGTTCTGAATAAACTTGGTAGCCTGACGTGGGCCTGAATTAACAGCGAAGTCAAACAAAGCATAATCTAAACCAAGAGCGATATTATCGCTGTGCACCTTGTCCCAGTACATTTTTTTGTACAACGGAGCAACGGTATCAGGTGTCAATGCCTTGATGTCATCAACCGTGACTGCATGACCTACATAAGACTCGTAAGTTGCTTTAGTCACGCCAAGATTGGTAGCACCGCCTGGATCTTTAGGATTCTGAACAAACCCACCTTCAGACCGCAGCACCAATTCCAAGCACTGTTCAAAGTTATTTTTCATTTAGTGACCCCTTTTAGCTTTTCAAAAGTCCTAAGACCACCCATGCCTAGCATACCGAACATGAGCTGCCAAAGACTATCATCTAGCTTAGGTGGCGTTGTTACCGCCAAATGTAAAGAGGTAGCGATCCACATACCGAGAGGACAAACCAAATATTGATAGGCCAGTGCCAAAGCACAGACCCAACCAATCATAGGCCTCCAGCCAGCAACGAATAGATTCGGGTTAGAAGCCTCCACTGCATTAACATCTGTCTGTGCCTTATCCCATTGTTGTAAAGAAGAACGTAACTCAGCTTCAGCCTTCGCCTTTGCTTCAGGATCTGGAACAAACTTGTCTAGAACCTTTAAGCCAGCCGCAATAGCATCATCTATACCAAAAGCCATTACGCCCTCTTCTTGTTACCTTCAAGGAAAAACTCAGCCTTCACGCTGTCAGGATTTCCGTCAAGCCTATAGTTTACCGTATATAACCCAGATCCGTCAAAGTTTGGGAAATACTTACTGGCGACCTCATAGAATACACGATCTCGACCCCAGCCACCATTCCAAACATGCCCAATGGCCTCAGCAACCTTACGGCTCACCATATAACAGTTGGTATCAACAAACTGAGTAGTTTTACCTAGGCTCTCGCAGTTGTCGTTGCAGATCAGTTTCCCCTGTTTGTCCACGATCTTGCGATATGAGTAAGCCCAATCAAGGCCTTTTCGGTCAATAACATTAACAAGACTACTAACATGATTAACATCGAACCAATTATCTTGATCTAAATAACAGATATAATCTGTGTTTACTAAGTGACCGATGGCTGCGTACACCCTGTGTCCGTAAAAACCATTAGCACCGACGTTGTAAGGCAAAATCATTACATGACATCTTGGATGCTCTTCTAACATCCAGATCTCATTCCAGACCTTATCTTCGTATTCAAAGCCATCTATGACAACCATACACTCAGTGTCATAGTCCTGATCCAGTACACTATCGACTGCATCAAAAAGGGTACTAGCCCCAATAGTGGGGATAACAACTGTCACACTCATTCTCGACCCCTATTAGCAGTTAACGACATCCCCAACGCCTACGAGCAGCCTTGCCACGCTCACCTTTCCAGCTCTTAGAACGAGCACAGAATGACTTGTGACGAGGGTTACTGGTATCTTTCGTCGGAGCCTTGAGCTTGCTGCCAGTCGCACGGTTGTACTTCTTGCGACCCTTTTCAGTCAGGCCACCGCCAGCTGCTACAGACTGTTTCTCACCACGTCCAACTGAAAGAGAAGGTCCAGACATTAGATGCCCTCACCAAGAGTAAAGTAGCACTCAGATGCAGCTTCACCAATAAAAGCTACATACAATGGATTTGTATTGGATGCTTGACCTGGGATCTGAAACACCTTGATAGTGCCAGGCACAGACACTAAGCAAGACTGCGGAGATCCGTTTGATGGAGCTGTGCAAGTAATCGAAGCATTAGAAGTGCTTAAATTAAAATATACAGGCTGACCACCGCTACCAGTTGGCTGATGGTTTGCCACACACAGCTTGGTGCAAGGCGAATCAGGAGTGATTGTGAGGGTTTGAGTAGACGTAGTTGCGTTGGCTTTGTACGTCTTGCTCATAGCCTGAAAAGCAGAGGTAATGGACATTAGATTGTCCCCTTCTCCGGCTTGGACACTGGGCTGTTTTTCACATCAGTGGGATTAGGTCCAAAGTCCCACACAGGGTGAAAGCCACCTTGTGGCGCACGACCTGGCTGGAACACGCCACCACGGCCCTGACCATAGCTGTCACGAGGCTTCTGGGGACGAGTAGGTACAGCGATCTCATTCACTGTCGGGGAGATGTGGTTGGGACGGTCTTTCATTTTTAGTCTCCTTAGCAATCGAAGGGATGAACACCAGTATAGCGAATCCCCCTGCGACGTACATCCTTAATGGAGACGGGTCGTACATGACCCAGCAAGACAGGATGAACACCATTAGAAGGCTTAGTAGAGTTAAAAGTCTTCCGGTGAGCACCGACAGACCTACGCGAATGATAGTCAGAATTGTTGCATCCATGTTTATGACCCCTGTTAAACATAGATGTTATACATCAGGATCTGTCTTAAAGCCAGAACCCCATTCATCTTCAGAAACTTTTTGTTTCAGTTTCTCAAGATTGATAGCTCGGTCAATGATCTTGAGTTTCTCATCTATGTCCAAAGTGTTCATAGACTTGAGCAGTTCTGAAACTGCTTTCTCAAGATCTGGGTTTATGCCATTGTTTTTCTTACTCATTTTATTCCCAACGTAAATATTTTCTTTAACAGGGCATTAACGAAAAGAGATGCCTCTTCTCTCTTTTTGCGCTGATCAACAATCTTAGAAATTTGATCGACCTGAGATTGCAAAGCGTCCAGATCTTCTTTGGCAAACACGCCAATCTTTTCCATGTCTTCGCGCAATTTACCAAACTTGGCAGGCAGTTCTTCTGGTTTTTCAAGAGCTTTGTTGATCTTGCCAATAACATCCTGCTTCTCAGCCAGAGTGCCTCTGGTTGCTGCACGAACACCCTCAGACTCTTTGATGGCCTTCTGCTGCTGTTTACGCATAGCCTCTAACGCAGTTGCCTCTTCTTCACGCCGAGCAATGCTTGCGCCGTAACGCTGCAATTTTTCTGGCAAACCCTTAACTTCGTAAACAAAAGCGTTACTAGGGCTTTTGAGCCATTCAGCAATCTGCTTGCCACTTTTGCCGTTCAATTCATTAGCAGCGTATTTTTCAGCCAACGAAGATACTTCAGTTTCACCAAGCAAAGATTTGGCAAGGTTAACAGATTTGCGATCTTTAAATATAAGATCAGCGGCATTACCACCAGACACGATTTCTCCTGTGCTGGCCTCAAATTGACCGCGCTTGCGAGAAACCACTCTGTTCAATTCTTCTTTAAACTTATTAAGTTCTTCAGACGCTTCGGCATATGCAGCCCTTGGGTAAACGTCTTCGCCTACCCATGACTTCAAAGCATCTTCAACTTCTTTAGCTATGTTTTTAAGGCGATCAGCTTGAACACCAGTAAAACCTTCAATGTTTTTATTCGCAGCTAAACCACGAAGTTCTCTGATTTTTTGGTCAACAATGTTAAAATCAACAGGCCTGCGTTGAGTTAATTTTGATTCAAGGATTGTTCTTGCCTGAATATTTTTTGCAGCTTCAGACATAAATTTTGGCAATGTATCTGCAACAGCTTTAATTTCTTGAGGTGTAATGTCAGATACATTAGCACCAAACAGTTCACGCCGAACGTCTTTAGCAATTTTGATAATACCTTCGCCGTATTGACGAAGCTCACCAGATCCACCCGAGATTATAGAATCAAGTTTTTTCTGCAAAGTTTTGCCTGGCTTAGATAAACCAAACGGATCTTCTTGCTGCAATTCAGAAGCAACTTGCTTGTAGTTTTCAAAAGCGCCACCGCCCTCAACAGCTTGTTTTGTTTCCGCTTCAGCAAACTTTTGTTCAGCCAACTTACCGACTTTAGAGTTAATGTCTGTCTTATTAGCTAAATTAGCCTCTGTATCAGGAGCAGCTAATTTTGTTTCAGAACGTGCAGCATCATGTAACTGAGATGTTTCAGGCACACGGCGCTCTTCTTTGCCAAGCTCTGTACGCAATGCTTGACGCTTGCGAGCTTCTTCAATCAGTTTTTGGTTGGCTTGCAGCTTTGCGCTTTCTTCAGCCGTCAAAGTGGCTTTACGACCAAGTTCTCCAGTTTCCTGCAAAATTCTCTCTAACTTGCCAGGAGCAGATAATACTTTATAAACAGAACCAAGAACCGTTCCTACAGGCGCAATCATACCACCAGCTTCACGGGCAGCAGCTTCACCCTCGTCTTTAGGGGGACCAAGAACTTTGGTTGTCAGTTCTTGTGTGGTTGGCAATACAGTTTCAGGAGAAACATCAAAACCAGCATATTCAGCGCCAGTCCTACCCAAAGATTCAATATCACCAGCGAACCCAGGCACACCAGTCAACACGCTCGTGCCAAAGCCAAGAGCCTGAGCAGCACCTTTCTTTTGTGCTTCAGGTGTCAACCGAGGATAAGAACGACCAATCTTGGGTTTATCTTCTTCTTTAAGAAAAGAATCCGCATCAAATGATTTGTTTTCCTGCATAAATTTATCAGGATCAAATGATTTGTTTTGCTCTATAAAGCTGTCAGGGTTAAATTCCATTAGTCTACCTCAACACCTTTTTTCTTCAAAATCTCTTTCATGCGGGCTGCGCGAGGGTCAGTTGGATTTTGTTTTATCCAATTAACTGCCGCTTGATTTTCATCAGACAAAGAAGCGGGTGGCAAAGTTGTTGTTGAAGAAGTAGATTTCTTTTTTTCAACTCCAGGAACAAAAGATTTAGAACTTCCTTTAACTTTATTTTCAGCTTCCAAAACATCCTTAACATCAAACGGAACAGCTTTGTTAATTATGTCTTGATATTTTTTAACTTTGCCAATCATATCAGGTGTAGCGCCTGGATATGTTTCATAATTATCCGAAAAAACATTAAGTTCCTGTTTCATGCGAGCAAGGAACAATGCTTTGTTTGCAGGACTATCTCCTGAAGCCGCAACTTGTGCCTTGTAAGCATCGACAACATGTTTTGCACTTGATGACGCATAACCACCACCAAGAGCTTTAGACATATTAAGTTCCAAACCAGAAATAATTTGTTGGAACATTCTTTCGTCTTGAGGAGTAATTTTTCTAGCAAATGAATTAGCCAAGCTGTCAATTAACCCTTTTCCTGATTGACCAGTCATACCAGAAAATGCACCTAAAATTGTTTCTTTAGGCATTTTGGTAACATTGTCCAAGTCAACAGCAGCTTGAGCAAAGGCATCTTGCATGTTAGCAGCAAAACGAGCATTTTGATTAGACCCTCTGCCCCCAGTGCCCGCTGCTCGCAATTCTGCTACTCGTATTTTTTCGTCGTACGACATCCTCTGTTTGAGGAAATTATTGTACATATTGATGTTGTCTTCAGAGGTTTTAACAATCCCCTGCTTTTCAAGCAATTCTGCCAACATAGGCGCATTAAACGCCTGCAATTCCATTTTAAGTTTAGCCTGAGCAGCCGTTTGGTTTACTTGCGCTCCTTTAATAGCAAGATCAAAAGCAGCTCTGATTTGTTGCTGATGACGATCAAACTCTTTCATAGCGTCATCGTACTTCTTTTGCTCAAAAGCTATGCGTTCTTTGTTGCCTTCTTGGTATCCTTTCACCAAGCCAGTCATCGCTTGCATAGCTCCAGTAGCAGAGGTCAAACCCTTACCACCAAAAAAAGCACCAGCAACAGGCAACAGAGCAGCTAACCCCATCATACCTTCTTTAGTTTGTGGATCAATTTCCCGCTTAGGAGCAGGAGCCATTAACTGTTTGCTGTAATCACTTATAATACCAGACATCTGTCCGGCTTGTTTTTGGGCCAAATCGTATTCTCGACGGAGAGCTTCGCCCTCCATCTTTGATTTCATTTCAACAATATCTTTTTGAGCTTGTTGAGATGATTTACGTTCTTCAGACGTATAATCTTTCATTTGTTTGAAATATTTAGAAATAGGGTCAGACATATCTGTCCCCAAAGCCGTGCGAGTTTCTTTAGACAACCCAACGTCGCCACCAACTGAGTCTTTATAATCGCTGTCAACGCCGCTTTGAATTGGATCTGCCATGTCTTAACTCTTTAAAATTCCGCCACCGACTGCACTGCCAAGGGCAGCATAGAGGCCCATAGCGGCTTGGTTAGCTTGTTGCTCTAATCCCAGACGAGTGCTGAGGCTCTGTGTTGTACCTTGCAATTGAGCGTTAATAGCTGCCTGCAACATAGCATTTCCAGGAGCCAATAAAGCTAATGCCTGCTGCTGCTGTTGCAATAACAACTGCTGACGGAACGCTTCTTCTTGTATCGCTGTTTGTACGGCACCAACGCCACCAGAACGAGCAGAAGCCTGAGCCGCACGAGCCTGAGCAGCTTGCAATGCTTGCTGGTTAGTGGCTGACAAAGATCCCTGTAACGCCTGAGAAAGCTGAGTATAGCCAGGACCAATCAAAGGCTGGGCAAGATCTTTCTGGGATTGTGCAGCCTGAGCATAAGCAGCTTGAATTTGAGCAGCAGCAGCTTTAGCCTGATCCGCAGCTTTCTGTTGGTTCAAATACCCCATCAAACCACCAGCGCCAAGGATACCCAAACCAAGAGCATTTTTGCTAGATAACAATTTATCTAAAGTGCTTTTTTCTTCTTCTTGTTTTTGTTGTTGGTCCTTTGATGGAGCAGGTGGTCCTTGCTCAGGTCCAAGAACAGGAGATGGCGTTCCCCCGCCAGCGGCAGCAGCTTGAATTTGAGCCTGAATGTCTTGCAACGGACGATCAGAATACCCTGGTTGCAACCCAGTCATTGTTTGTGGCGCTGGAGTAAATGCGGATTGATATAGATTATCAAGATAAGGCTGCTGTTGTTGGCTTAACAACAATTGACCTTGAGACCCCTGTATTGGATCTTGGACCTGACCAGTAAACTGCTCGGCAAGTTGAGTTTGGCCTTCATTTTCAGCAATATACACGCCAGTTCCAGATTGTTGAGGATATACATTTGTAGTTGTAGAATCCTGATACGGAACATCAACGGGCGTATAATCGTAAGCACCAAAATCTTCAGCAAATTCAGGCAGCCCTGTTTCAGGGTTGATAGTCCCTGAACCGCCCATTTCTTTCAACTTTTTGGCTTCTTTTGGGGAAATATGAGCCAAAATAGTGTCACCACGACGGCCTTTTCCTTGCAAAACCTTGGCAAGTTTCCGCAGCGGGACTGCTTCACCCTGTAATACTTCAGCTAGATTGTGCTTCCGAGCCATCGCTACTTGGTCCTACTTTTGCACCCTCTTTTAAGGATGCTTGGTTCCAAACATTTTGAGCGGGCTTGCTGCTGTCAGTGCCACCCAAGAAACTGCTGCCAGGAGTATAACCCAAAGTGGGGGATGCAAGCAATGCACCGCCTAAAGGAGCGCTAGATTGCGGTGTAGACGTTTGCCCCGTAATCGTTGGCGCTGTGGTCGGCGTCACAGGAGCGGCAGAAATGGCTCTCCGAGTAGGCGCATCTGGAGCAAAAGCCTGACCTAATGCGTAGTTAACGCCACCACCTAACAAGCCACTTTCAAATTTTCCAAGCCCTAAACCTTCAGTCGCAGCACCCGTAATGCCACCGCCAAGACCACCCGTAAGAGCAGCCATTCCGACATCACCACCTTGCAAAGCAGCGCTCAAGGCACCCTTTCCAGCACCAGACAAAGCACCAGATAGACCTTTGGCTAAAGTGGTAGATCCAGCAACTTCTGGGCCAACAAGACTACTAGCAGCACCGGATATAACAGATCCAGCCCCACCAGTAACAAGTCCGGTAAGGAAGCCCTGCCCAACGTCGCCGCCCTGAATAGCCGATGTTGCAGCGTTCACACCAGCACCAAGCACAGCCCCACCCACAACATCAGCTACAGTTGTTGTACCTATGATTGTTCCACCTGTGCCACCAAGTATTTCAGCACCTATAACCCCGCCCAAAGTTTCACCAGCAGCAATAACACCTGTTGCTTCAGCGGCGAATCCAAGGGCAGGAATAATAAGAGCTGTTGCTGGCATTAGACATCAATCTCATACTTGTAAGCAGGAACCATTTTACCATTAACCATTTGTTGAGATTGAGAAATCTTAACAGGCAACCCAGTTTCCTGAGCAATTTTGTTAAAAGCTGGGCTAGTAGAATAAGACATAAGTTTCTTATAACCCATTTCCTTCGCAGTATTCATGGCTGCCTGATACCGCTTAATTAAAGTTGGAACAGGCTCGACAGTAAATGTATGCCATTCAGCAACGCCTGGCGATACGTCTCTCAAAGAAAAGACCGTATTACCAATCTGGACAAACTTAATCATCCCTCTTTTTGCCATAGCTCCCAAACCAGCCATGACTTTTTGTGTATCCATATTTGGAGCTTCTTTTTTAATAGAAGCCTCAATGATTTGTTCTGAGTTCAATTTGACATTTTCTGCCTGCTTACCCGTCTTTTTCTGACGAATAGCACCCATAACGTCTTTGTCTTTAGACGCTTTACCAATTGTAGGTTGAGCTGGTGCGACCATTACGTTAACCCCAAAGCGACAGCAATCTGCGCGTGAGCCAACACATGCTCCGCAAGCCACTGGTAAAAATCATCCTCTTTACGCCAATCAGCGTCAAGCATATTAAATGGATTAGATAATCCTAATTGACTAGCAAAATACTGATGCTCAACCTGATGAGCTAACAGCCAGTCGTCCAGATTCTCAGGGTCGGCATGGGCCAGAGGAAAAGCCGGAACCTCTAGTCCTTGGTCAAAAAACGTGTCCCTAAACAATTGATGCTGCGTTGAGTTTTCAAACAAAAATACGTCCAAACCCTCAACGTCACCAAATTGTACAAGAGAAAGCGTTTCAAAATTCATTAACCTGCCCAGGGTAAAGGAGGTGTTACGCTCGAAGGATTTTCAATCGCATGAATCCGAGCGTCAACCAATGCCTCTTGCGCTGCAACACCCTCAGTACCCAAAGTGCTAGTAATCCAGCCGATTACTTGCTCTTGAGTAAGCTGATTGTAAGGAGTAAACGGAGAGCCAGCAGTATAAGTGAGCTGAGTCGTGCCAGGAATATAGGTATTTGTTGTACCGTTATCGCCCCAAAGGTTCCAACCAACGGTAAACACCACGTCGGTCTGGCCCGCATACTGGGGATAGCAGGACATAAATTTAACTTCCCATGTATATGTCGTAGCCATTATTTATCCGCCTTTGTGTCTAGTTTCGCAAATATTTGTTTCAAGATTTCCTTAATCTCAGCAATGTCGTCTTTGTAATCGTCCTTGCTAATATAGTTAATATGCAAGTCTCTTTCCATCTCTTTAATGTCATGTTGAAGCGTCGTAACAGAATCCCAAATAACCTTAAACAGCCAACCTGCGACTGCACCAAAAGCTGTAAAGATAAGGTTAATGGTATCCTGACTCATCATGCACCTGTATTTTCAGTCGTTGATTCGTTCATACTTTTAGCTTTCAAAGAATCATAAGATACAGAAGAAAGATCTGTTGCTACCTTAATAGGAGTTTCCCACAAAAACGTCTCTGTATTCAAGATGCTATTTTCTTCCGGCTTGGGAGGAATAAAAGCATCATAAGTTTCGTCATAAACAAAACCAATGCCAGCAAAGTGCTTTCTGAAGTTCATGTTATACGAAGTTTGTTTCCAATACGGATAACCACCTGACCACATCACTAAAAAAGCAACGCCCAAAGGCTCGCTCTTAGGAAATGGCAAGTTGTTTACCACATCGTTTGAAACAACATGCACTTCTAACACAACATTATTTTCGTCTAACTTTGCAAAGTGTGCCATGTTTTACGCCACATATGTCCCGTTGCCAGTAAATTTAACGATAGTATTGGCCCCTGAATTTGTTACCGTTGGTGCTCCTGTAACAGCTCCGGTATAACTTGATGTTGGCATTGACAAAATAACAACACCAGAACCACCAGCGGCAGCAATATTGCTTGTAACAGCACCACCACCACCGCCACCACCGCTGTATGCGGACCCAGTTGTAGCGTTGCCGTTAGCCCCACCACCGCCGTTACCACCACCTCCAGAGCCTCCAGAAGCGCCTGTAATGTTGTTTGTCAAAGTGGTAAACGGACTAGATGTTGTATTAACCACATTTCCTGTTACACTTTGAGAAGCATTGATTGTACTAATATCTATAAATCCCGTACCCAAAGAAGTTAATAAAACTGTATTTGGAATGACAGGCAACGGAGATGTGGGAGCTGTAAAGTTACTTGTGTAAACCGCCGTACCGTTTACAACTCTCAAATTCGAGACATAACCTAAAATACCTAAATTTGAACCTGTGTTTTCTACTCTACCGCTAGTGTAACCAAGAGTATTAGTATTTAATGAACTTGAATTTGAACCTGGAGTTCCACTAGAGGTACCATTTATATAAACATTAAAAGCTGATCCATTGCGAACAAGAGCTATATGGCTCCATGTATTAGCAGACAATGATGCAGAACTAGTTACCCTAACTTCAGTTGCTCCAATATAACTTGAAAACTGAACAGTACCATCAGCCTTTACAAAAAAGTCAAAATTACAATTTGCATTTACGCCGTTGTCTTGACAAATAATAGCACTATAATTTTGAAATGAAGTTGGATAATACCAACATTCTATTGTAAAATTATTTGTTCCAAAATTATAAGAAGAATTATAAGGATAAGTTATATAGTTACCGTTTCCATTAAAAATAAAACTCCCAGTTGTAATTCTGTTATCGCCTCCACCGCCGCCACCTCCAGCATAGCTTACGGATGCACCAGTAATAGATGAAGCAGTCCCTGCGCCACCAGCACCAGGAGTTGATGTAGCATTGCTGCCAGATGCACCCGCTCCACCGCCTCCACCGCCAATGTAATATTGAGAGCTGATGTTGCCACCCGCGCCACCAGCATTACCTTGCAATGACGTGCCAGAAGCTGCTGCATACAACGAACTACCACCACCACCAGATCCACCTGTAACGGCAGCATTTGTTAATGCAGCGCCACCGCCACCACCTATTGTAGTAACAGTACTTAAATTAGCACCTGAAATTGTTGTATTAGAGCCAATAGCTCCGTTGGAACTGTTGTTTCCAGTTTGTGCAGAACCACTGCCCCCACCACCAACATTAATAGTATAAGTGGTTCCTGGATTAGCCGTGAATGAATTTGTTAACAAACCGCCAGCACCACCGCCACCAGCGTCATTATATCCACCACCGCCACCACCAGCAACAGCAAGATATGTAATTGTATATGGAGACGCAGGTACAGAAGGTCCACCAGGCCAATTTTTAGCGCCAGCAGATTCTTGTGCATCATCCAAATGCCAAACACCTGGGGCCGAATAATATATTGTTCTGTTTTGCGGCCCTATAATGCCGCCATTGCGACGATTGGACATTAGCTGAGAACCTCATAAGAGCATGTAACAGTGATCTTGCTTGCTGTGTTACCAGTTGCACGAAGCGTATCACCTTCCAAAAGGTAAAGTGATTTGGAAAGAATATCCAAAGTAGCACCAGTAGGAACACTAATATTGGTTGCTACATTGTAAGCTGTGCTGCTGCGATAAAGATCAATCGTGATGTTATAAGATGATGCGGGATCGTTATTTGAGCAATAAAGACCTTCAATCTTATAAACAGAGTTACTTGCAGCAGGGTTTGTAACAATAGTCGTAGCTGTAGCACCCGCAGATACTACCGCTGTGTTAGCAAGAATAGATGATACGTTTGCTAAATTAGGAGCAGTCATTTTAGCCTCCAAAGATCATAGAAAGAATAATTGATTTACCGTTGCTTACACCGCCGCCACCGCCGGAAGCAACTTGGCTAATCCATGCAGTGCCGTTTGATGTCAACACGTTCCCATTTGTTCCAGGTGAGACAAGTTTAACAATACCTGTGCCGTTACCAAGAATAACAGCATTTGTGCCTAAGTTTGTTAAACCTGTACCACCATTTATAGGAGGAAGAGTTCCTGAAACACCTGTTGCCAAAGGCAAACCAGTAGCGTTTGTAAGCGTCAGGTTGCTAGGCGTACCCAAGTTAGGCGTAATCAGAATGGGGCTGTTGTTTAATACAAAAGACCCTGTACCAGTAGTTGTTCCTAACGCAGATACGTTTACTGGACCCCAAGTAGGAGCCGAAGCAACACCAGTAGAAATCAATACGTTACCCGCAGCAACGGCTGGCAGACGTGCTAAAGTTGTTGGCGTTGAAGCGTAAAGAATATCACCAACAGCATAGGATGTTACACCAGTACCACCCACTGTGGCTGGCAAAGTACCCGCAACCAAAGTACTTGTACCGTTTGCATAAAGAGCTGTATTGGCTGTGTATGTGCTGTAACCAGTACCGCCACGGCTTGCAGTCAATGTGCCAGTTGCAATTTGAGAGGCGTCAATAGAAATGTTAGCAGTAGTAACATTTGTCAATTGACCCTGAGCATTAACCGTAATGGTTTTATACGTTGATGCAGTGCCATAAGTGCCTGCTGTTACAGCAGTATTTGATATGCTAAATGAACCACCGGATAATGTAAGACCAGTACCAGCGGTATAAGTTGCGCCACCACCAAACTGGATAAATGTTATGTTGCTTGTGCCCAATGTGACAGGCGCAGCCGTCTGCTGAGACCACTGGGTGTTGTTATTTGTGGTGCCGTATTGATTGTAGAAGAAATCACCAGCTTGAATTTCAGCGCTTTGATCGTAATCAGTTGCACGAGTCAAAACCCAGTTGGTGGACACTGTACCTAGTGTCGTTACGGTATATGCACCGTTTTGAGTTTGATCTGTTTGGTTTTTGACAAGAATACGGGTTCCAACAGCAATTGCAGGATAAGATCCAGTACCCGATCCGTCCAAAGTAAATGCAGCTTGAGTGCCAGCATTGGTCAAAGTAGCGCCAACGCCAGCAGTACCGTTAGAATAAGTAACCGTCAAAGCTGCTGTAGTTGCGTATTGAGTAGCAACTTGAAAGCGTAAACCATTAATAAAGTTATCAACATAAGATTTGTTAACAATATCAGTAGCATTTGAAGGTGCAGTAGAAATTTGACCTGTAACAAGGCTAACAGCGTTAACACTTACCAAAGAAGCGCTAGTAACTTGACCCTGAGCGTTGATAACAAACTGCGGAATCTGGTTGTTTGTTCCATATGTACCAGCAGACACACCAGTGCTTGCAATCGCAAGAGTACCAGAGGTTGTAATGGGACCACCAGTCAAACCTGTGCCAGATCCAACCGTTTGCACTGTACCAGACCCTGGAGTGCCACCAAGGAGCAAGGTCTTAAAGCTACCAGTGTTATCAAATGTACCGTCTAAAGTATAGCTGTCGCCTGGGTTCAGCGTTACGTTAGCAATATTTTTACCAGTCACGTTGACGTAAGTAACGGTCAATGCAACTGCTGCCGTGTCTGTATTTTCAATGATGATTGTTTTGATAACACGCCGAGTGCTTGCGGCAGGCGCAGCAACGATAGTTACAGCAGTCGTACCGTTTAGCGTTCCGTCACTAGCACCTTCTGTAAAAGTTGTGCCCGTGTTGTCAGCGTAAGTAGCAACAAATGTTGGCTGGTTTGTCGCTGGAGCAGCTGCCAACTTTGCTGTAATTGATTTTGCTGTGCTGTCTAAAACTAACATTGTTGCCTCACGATACAAACCAAGGGTATGACACGCCACCAGCTACAGTCAAAACGATAGCAGAATTTGTGGTGTCATTCGTTCCAGTGATATTAACATTTGTGCCAGTCACAAAATTGATGTTGCTCTGGGAACCAATATTGTCCCCATTAACTTGAATGGTGATGTTGCCTGAGCCACCTCCACCACCGCCTCCAGTTATCGCAACAGTCTTTAACATTACATGCCATCCCCTGGAGTCACATACACGTTAGCAGATCCGCTAACCGTAATGCCTGTAAAATACTGATTGGCGTTAAATGTCAGAATTTCGTCAGTACCTGGGAGCAAAGGAAAGGCTCGACCAGTCGTTGTGATTACCGAAGCATTACCAGCAGCTTGGGTTGAGGTGTCACCAAAACCAAGGAAAACAATGACAGTGCCACTGTTAATGACACGGTATTGCGTACCACCAATAGTTGTGGATAAGCACTGAACGGGCGTGGGTGCGGCTACGTTTGCCGTAAACGTCACCGTATTTCCCATAGGTGTAAAGGCTTGAATACCCATTATGCACCTACCTTGGCTTTAAGGGCATCAAGCTCTGTTCGCAGTTCCTGAATGGTCGCAACCAGATCGGCATAGAAGTCTCGGTTTATACCGATGGCTTTATATACTTCATGCGTATCTTCATCCGTATATTCTACTACAGAATTTGGATAAACCTGCTCATATTCTTGAGCTATAAAACCTGCATCTTTTCTGTTGTCTTTTTTCCATTCAAAATCAACAGGATTAAGAGACATGATTTTTTTAGTTGATTCTTTAAAATCTTTTGTTTTGATATTTGTTTTTAAATTTTTATCTGAACTTGCTACCCATGACCCGCTTTGGTTGTAGCATGTTATGCCAGAAGACACAGTAAATGCAGAAGTAGTTAATGCAAGTTCTGGAGTTCCTGTGACAGAAAAATTTATCTGCCCTGAACCATTGTAGCTAATACCAGTCGTAGAACTAAAATTAAGGTTTGTGTAACTACCAACCGATTCTAGCAAAGGATAAGAACCGCCAGCTTTAACTTTTCCACCAGCAACGACATCGCCAGCCGTAGCGGTAATATTGCCAGTAGTGGCCGTAACAGCCGTACCCTGAACTGTAGAGCTGCTAGTAATTGTGCCAGACGCAGAGATTGTTGTGCCAGCAGTTATAGACCCTGTTGTAGACACAGTGCCAGGGTTAACAGCACCAGCAGATCCGGTAATCGTACCGGAAAGGGTGATGGTTCCACTCATTGTGCCACCCTGAATAGCAGGCGATGCAAGAGGGTAAGTTCCGCTGCTGATACCGTTAACTGCGGTAACAAGCGTCGTAAAATCCGTGTCCAGCTTGTTCAACGGGATAGGAGACGTTGCCGTAGCAAACGTATAAGGAACTGTGATCGGGAAAGTACCCATTAGAACCTCGCTCTATATTCGTATTCGTGCTCAAGTGTGTTGTACGTTATGCCTGGACTTTGTGATGTTACAGTAAGTCCGAGATATTTTCCATACTGTTGGCTATCAGATTTGTATAAAAAGTACCCAGTTCGGGTCCAAGGTATGGTCGCATTGTTATTGTTTGTCCAAGGTATAACAATGTTAAAATCGTTTACCCAGTCGCCGACATTGTTAAAACTATACACAGGCGACGAAGCATACTCACTATCAACGGTCACATCTATCTGAGATCCACCCGTCGTCGTAGCCTCAACACCAAACTTCAACGCCTGCTTGTCACGGATCACATCTCCCATCGGGTTCAATGCGCTCTGTAACATGCTGGAAATGTTAGAATTTTCGTCTGTGTATAACTTAACAAGGTTAGTGCCGTTGGTTCCATAGAGGTTAATGTAACCTCCAGAGACAACGCTATTAACGTATTTCAATGTACCCTGACTGGTAATAAACCATTTCTTGTCAAAGAAGACCAATTGAATCCATCTTGGTCCATTTGCAGGGTCATTGTAGTAAACATTAAATGCAGCGCACAAAATGTTGTTCAAAAGCACCTGACCGCCCGTTACAGGCTGAGTTAGGTCCAAATACGGGTAAATTCCGTCCAAAGCGTCGGATAATTTGCTGGTTGTAGCACCGACGAGGGCATAAACCCCATAGTCGTTGGCAAACAACAAGGACCGAAAGAACGGAAAAATAGCATCAATCTTCTTAGATCCAACCGATGCTGAGACGTTAGTATTAGTAAACAGGGTAGCACCCGTAGCGCTAACCCGAACGTCCGAGAACACGTTGACCGAGCTTTCGCCAAACACATACAGGAAATTATTGGCTGAAACCAAAGCCGTCACTACGCTGTGTAACGTATCGTCTTGCAGGTTGATGTTACCCGCAGACACGCTCACAAAATCATTATAACTGCCAGCCGCGCTGTAGAATACCGTACGACCCTGAGCAATCCAGACACGACCTGAGAACGATGCTATGTCTACGTTGCCGTCAACAGTCGCTATACCCTTAGCCGATGCGCCAGTTCCACCGCCACCGCTAAAGGTAACCGTAGGGTTGCTGGTATACCCAATGCCAGGGTTAGTCACAACAACCTGAGTAACAGCACCACCATTAACAATCGCAACAGCATTAGCGCTAGAACCACCGCCACCAGAGATATTTACAGTCGGAGCCGATGCGTAACTCGTACCACCAGCAGTCAGCAATATTCCCATAGTTCCTTTGGCAAAGGACAAGAAGCCAGCAACTGCTGTGGCATTGTTGCCTCCACCACCGGAGATAGTCACGGTAGGCGTAGACACATAGCCAGATCCAGCCTCGGTCAAAGAGATAGATGTTACCAAGCCGGAACCAAGGATAGCTGTCGCGTTTGCACCAGCTCCGCCACCGCCTGAAATGGTTATGTTAGGCGCTGAAGTATACCCTGAACCTGGGTTGGTCACGGATATAACAACGACATTACCGCCTTGAATAGACGCAGAACCCTGTGCTTGAACGCCAAATTGGCTTGCAGGGGCAGCAAATGTAACAGTTGGAGGTGTTGTATAGCCTGAACCGTTAGCTGTAACCAAAACAGACAAAACAGTGCCAGCAGCGTTAGAAATAGCCGCTACAGCGGTGGCTTGTATGCCATTTGCTTGATCTGGAGCAGAAATTGTTACTTTTGGAGCTTCTGTGTAACCATTACCAGGGCTGGTTATACCAATCCCTCCAATAGAACCAACAGTAATGAGATTAGCACCATCGTAAGTAGAGTAACCATTATTAGGGTCAAGTATGATGGCACGATCATTTTTCCACTGCTTTACACGCACACCAGACGAACTAAACGTCCCTGCTGTGGCTATTGTCGTCAATGTTATGTTTGCAATCTTGTAGGATTGCATAGATCCATCAGCGTTATTGTTAATTAAATAATCGTAATTATTAACATTAACGCTGTTCAACCCAACAACAGTAGATATGCCACTAATGGTATTAGCAAAAACCAACGGAACAACGCCATCTTGAACCCAATCAACAATGTTACTGGAATCATTAGTCCAAGGTATAATAACACCGAAGTTATTTATCCAAGTTGCTGTAGCTGAATTTGGAGAAATAGCGTTCTGTGTTTCAGTATTACCAATAACTTTAAGGTTACCAAAACCAATAGGCTGAATGTTTTCTATCCAGCTAAACTCGTTTTCATCAATAGCAGTCCTGTTGGCTTTAGTGTTTAAAGCCTTAAAAGACTTGGTAACATTATAGTTTTTCTTTTGCTCAGGACTCTGTGCCATTAGTACGCCTGTGAGTAAGGCATCGGCATACGACGAGTAAACGTAGTAGCCAGCAGGTTCTGGCACTTCTGAATGTATTGCTGACGGAAGATCTCAGCCTCACCATAGCTCTGTTCTTTGAACTTAGCTGTGTAAGCTGCGTAAAATGGAACAGGCTCAGTCCACGGATCTTTGATCGTTTCAACGTCAGTCAAGTTAACCATATCAATTGGTCTGATAACCGTATCAAGCTCAATCGTATATGTTTGGTCAGGCAACGGACCAATGTAAAAGCTATTAGTCCCGTAAAGACTAAAAGCCACAGGTTGACCAATGTAAGATTGGTAATAACGCAATTCAGCATTGAACTGAGTCCAAGGCTTGTACATCAAAGGAACACGAGTTGTGCCCCAGTACAAGTTGATGGTAAGAATATCCATTGTCTGATCGCCTTGCGGCAAACCAGAAAAATCATAAACTTCTTTATTCTGTGTGACTGTAGATGTTTGGAGACGGCGTAAAGCGCCTGTATCTCTCACAAGACGCTGACGAGCGCCGTTAATATCAATCGTTAACTCTTGGTCAGTCCAAAAGTTAGCATTGGCATCGTGCAACAAACGCCGTGTAACAAATATGTAATCGTTAAGCGTTGTCATACCACACCATATTCAAGGCTTTCCCCTCCCCCATTGCGACACGGGAGAGGGTACTCGTTCTACCAGAGGGGTCACTACTAGTAGTTTTTAGAAGCTACGAACATCGCCATAAACAAACACAGTGAATGTGTGGTTTGCAACAGCGTTAGCCGTCACGTTCACAAACAGGGCGTTTGGTTGATAGCAGGTGTTACCAGTCGCAGCCACAAGCGTAATATCTTGGTAAGTATATCCGTTAATGACGTTAGACAACGCCACGTTAGATGTTACCAAGTTTGCTCCATCGTTGGATGTACCTATTGTGATATAGGT